ATGATGTACTTCATACAGACGGAAGCCTTGCTGGAGTTCCGCTTGACTATAGGTCGACCGGTTCTCAAGCGTCCTTTAAACGCCTAATGCCCTGTAGTGTCTGGGGACGACACTACAGAGGCGTAGTCAGAATCCTTCCCACTAATCCTGACGATTGCTCTTGGAGCAAAGCGTATCATCCGCGCACAGATTTCCAAATTCTCCGGGGAGGGGAGTTTTTGGTCGGGGGCGACGTTATTTTCCCACTCGCTCTCGAGCGGTTCCTTCCGGTCTTGGATGACGGATATTATCGAACTGCCTTCTTTGCCAACGTCGACCATAACGGCCGCATTTATGCAGACTGCGACCAGAGTCTGCGTTATGCCGCACGACGTTTACTGGCTTATAGGGAACCGCCTGAAGATTTCGAAGTTAGCCACTCTTCCCTTCAGCGACATGAAAAGTGGCACGCGTTAACTAGGTACAACCAGCAAGTCTTTATCGCCTCCTCTCGGGCCTTTATTGGACTCTTGCGCAATCATATGTTGGACGCATTCAATCCTTTCACCTCTCTCCTCCAGATGGCTCGTGATTTTCACGACATGCCTCACGAGAAGCGGGAGTTGCGTATACAAGCGTGGATTGAGTTGTGTGAAAGTGGCGATGTGGCCACCAGCACGTGGTTGCACAAAGTGTTGTATAAACTCAAGAAGTTTGAATGGGCCAAGCCCGGAAAGTATCCTCGAGCCATTGGTGACCTCGGGGTCTCCGCGAGCTTGTTAGGCTTCATGCTGACTGAGTACCTTAAAGCGGGAATGGCACGGGAGCCGTTCTATTATTTGGACTGTCAAGCGGAATTCGTGAAGAAACCCACTCAGCGAGCTCTGGTATCCACTTTCGAGAAACTGTTGGACCCGCCGGAGCGCGTATACTTCGCCTATTTTTCCGATGACAGCTGTATTTCTATTCGCGTGGGGAATTCTGTGTACACTTATAATGTGGACATTTCTTCGTGCGACGCCTCTCACGGCCCCTTCTTATTTAAAGCTATATGCAAGATTGTTCCGGTTGGTCTACGACGCGACATGCGTCGGTTAGTCAAACAACTCGAAAAGACGGTCTACATGGCTTCAAAGAGTAAAGTCAAGAAGGAGAGGATCTACCTGAAGATGGATGAACCTACTCTATTCAGTGGTAGCACCTTAACCACCGTCCTCAATAACTTGGCCTGCTTGTTCATGTTTCGAAGCTTCGCGGAGACACCCTTTTGGGGTACGCGGAGCGACGTCCAGAGGCAACTTATCCGAGCCGCTGAGAATGTGGGATACAAGATCACCATTGAGACTTGCCTCAAGGAAGGGGAGATACAGTTCTTGAAGAATTCGCCAGTTCGTGACACCAACGGCAAGCGTCGAGCACTCCTTAATGTTGGAGTATTGCTCCGCATGACTGGGGTGTGTCACGGGGACCTCCCTGGAAGAGGGCCACTGGAAGATAGAGCGCGCAATTTTCAAGCCAACCTGCTACGCGGAGCGTACCCACGAGCACACTTCACCCTCATCGACGCCATGAAGCGATCGGCTGGGCGCGTGACGGATGAACTCGACATCGACAAGCTGCTGAAAGGCAAACTGCAGTACAAAGTCGTTACGGAAGAGGACGACGAGGAGTTCGAGGTCAGTTCGTTCGAGATTTGCAAGCGGTACAGCATGGGTCTAGGAGAGTACCAGGAGCTCGAGGATCTGTTGGGAGGTGCTGGGTTTGGGGAGGTCGTTTCTTGTGAGGCGGCTGACACCATTCTCAAAGCCGACTACGGTCTTCGAGTAAGCTACTAGACAAGGAAAAC